CTAACGCACTTGAACTTAATCAAATGATTATGAATCATCCTGACTATGGCAAGACAGCCAAGGCAGTTAACGAGGCTGTTGACTTAACTCAGAATCTAAGAAGCAAGTTAGGACGCGGATAATGGCCGATGCATCATCAGCATTACGAAAGTTACAAACTGGTCAGCCATTAACAGATGCTGAAAAGAAATTACTTGGTATCTCTGTAACTACTTCTACACCTGCGGCATCTACAACTCCTGCACCTAAGCCAGTAACTCCTCTTCAAGGTCTAAAGAATGACTCAGCAGCAACGGCAACACCAGCACCAGTTGTAGATGAGCAAACAAAGGCTGCTGGTGCACGTTCATCTGTAGGACTTCCACCTGTAACACCAGCACCAGTGGTAGACCCAACTAAAACAGCATATGAAGATTTAACTGCAGCACAACGTGCTGCTATGAGCAGTTCTGAAAAGAAAGATTATATTAAGGCTGCTCGTACTACTTCTATGGCAGCGGATGCAACAGCGCGTGCAGCAGCCGACCCTACAACAGACTTTTCAAATCGTCCTGATGCACCTCCAGCAGATAGTAATTACATTTATTACTACTCTTGGATTGGTGGAGTAAACAGTGGTTCTTGGAAACTTTACCGTGCTCCTAACACAGAAGAGAATCAAGTAGCATATGGTTCTCGTGCTATTGGTGGAGCAACTCAAGCAACAGGAACTACAGCAGTTGGTGCAAATGCATTAAAGAATCAACCTAATCCTATCTACGGTCCTGACGGTACTATTACTGGTTGGGATGTAAAAGGCTCTGGCACAGGTGGTGGTGGAACTGGCGGAGGCGGCGGCACAGGCGGCGGAGGCGGAACTGGTGGTGGTGGTACAGGTGGCGGCGGTGCTGGCGGTACTGGAGGAGCAGGTGGAAATACCACTGGCGCACCAACAACTAACATTGATGTCTTAAAGGCAGCACTTCGTGGCATGGGATTCTCATCAACTATCGTTGAAGCATCTACATCATTCCTTAATGGACTTATCAGAGATGGTCTTGATTACGATAACGCCACAGAAATTTTCTTGAATAGCAAAGAGTACACACTTAAGAATGGCTCAAAGATTACCTCTCCATTCTACACAGAGTATGGCTACCTCAACGAGGGACTAACTGTGCCTAAGACAGCCAACGAACTGTTTAACACAGTTGAAGGTTTTAAGGGTGTAGCAGAGAAATACAAGTTGAGTTCTAAGTATCTTACACAGGATGCACTTAAGGCATACATTAAGAATGATGTCACAGTTGCAGACCTTGCAGAGCGTGCTGGAACTGCTCAACTACGAGCACTCGAAGCAGACCCATTCCAGGTTAATGCTCTTATCAAGCAAGGTTTCATTTCATCTGCAGCAGACCTAGCAGACTTCTATCTAGACCCTAAAATTGGTAAAGAGCAGTTAGAACTGAATCGTCAGACTGGTGTATTTACAGCAGAAGCACTTCGTCGTGCTAAGTCTGGTATCTCAACATCAGCGTCTCAACTATCAGGATTTAAGCAACTAACAGCAACTCTTTCTGCTAAGGGTTATTCAGAAGCACAGATTGCACAACTTGCTGGTCAAGGCTTTGAAAATATTTCTGAAACACTAATGCCTACAACCCAACTTGCTCAGATTTATGAGAAGGCTGGTGGCACTGTTGAGTCTAACGCTGCACTTACAGAGAATATTCAGAGCAGTCTTCTACAAGAAGAGTTTATGGGTATGGCATCAGAGCGTCGCAAGAGATTATCTGAGCAAAATGTTCGTGCCTTCCAAGGCTCAGCAGGTACCACAACAGGTTCCCTACGTCAAGCAAACGTACTAGGAATCCTATAAAGAATCCCCACCTGGACCCATCGGCCCCAGGGGGCGTATTAGACCGATAGTACAAGCCAATGCAGATACCCCATCTGAAATTGAGGTGTGCGATAACTACTAAAAGGGAGACTCGCTATGAGCGAAAACCGCGACAACTACTGGGCAGATGACGAAGACGAAGAAGAAACAACCACACCTGTGTTTGAATCAGATTCGGACCTTGTTAAGCGACTACGTAAGCAACTAAAGGCTGAACAGCGCAAGACTAAGGAACTTGAGGCATCATATGGTGAACTCACCAAAGCCCAAAAAGAGCGGATTCTAAAGGATGTACTTACATCCAAGGGTGTCAATCATAAGATTGCACAATTCATTCCAAATGATATCGAAGCATCTGAGGATGCTATCAACGCTTGGTTAGATGCAAATGGTGATGTCTTCGGATACACACCAGCACCTAAGCAAGCAGTTAACGAAAATGATATCGCTGCTATACAGAGAATGGATTCTGTGCTAACTAATGCTGAGACACCTGCTTCTTCTAACGATTTACAAAATCGTCTTGCTAACGCAACAACAGAAGAAGAGATTCTATCCATTCTCAGCGGTCAGTAAAAACCGCACACTAACCAGAAAGGGGATATCGCCAAATGGCTGATGTCTTTTCAACTACAACCTCTGGGTTAGGTTCCAATCTTGTAACTATGGCGTATGACAAGTTGATTGAACTCAACTTGCGTTCAACACCACAGTTCCGCGCAATCGCGGACAAGAAGGTCGGAAACCCAACTCACGACGGTTCTTCAATCCGTTTCCAGTTCCACAACGATATTGCTGACACCTCAATTGCAGGTGCAACACTCGATGAGACTGTAGACCCAGATGCAGTAGCACTACCAGCAACTACAACACTAGATGTCGCACAGACAGAACTAGGTCGCGTAGTACTTCCAACACGCAAGTTGTCACTTATGACTCTTGCTGACGTTGACCCATGGATTGCAAACGCAGTTGCGTTCAACATGGCAACTACACTAGATAACGGTATTGCCGCTATCCTAGATGCAGGAACAAACGTTATCCGTGAATCTGGTGGAGCACTTTCAACAACTGCTGCTAAGTCAACAATTGACACAACAGACACATTCAAGGGACGCGACGTACGTTACGCTGTAACAAAGTTGCGTGCTTCAAACGTTGTACCTCGTGGCGGAATGTATGTTTCATACATCCACCCAGAGGTTTCACACGACCTACGCACAGAGACAGGTAACAACATCTGGCGTACACCACATGAGTACCAGAACGCTGGTCCACTACTTGCTGGTGAACTAGGCGCATGGGAAGGTGTCCGTTTCATCGAGACACCACGCATGACAAACACAGTTTCAGGTAAGGCACTAACAGCACTTGCTACTGCTCCTGCAGTAAGCGGTGCATCAGGTGCATTCACAATCGTCGTTGCAAACGGCGCATTCGGTGGACTCGCTGAGGTTGGCGATGCTATCTCTGGAACTAACGTAGGTTCAGGTGCTTTGATTACAGCAATCTCAGTTGGTACAACAAACACAACACTTACAGTGTCTGTTGCTAACTCAGGAACTGTTGGAACAAACACACTTACAGTTACTCCAAAGGCACGTGTTTACAACACTTACGTACTAGGACAGCAAGCACTTGCTGAAGCAGTATGGAAGGAACCAGGCATTGAGTTTGGTAACGTTGTAGATAAGTTGAACCGTTTCCGCCCAGTCGGCTGGCACGGTATCATCAACTGGTCAATCTACCGTCAAGAGGCGCTATACCGCATCGAGACTGCTTCATCAGTTCGCGCATAATCTAAGTATTTAGATGGGTGGGGCAGGGGGTAACTCCTGCTCTATCCATAAAACGGCTTAGGAGGCTATATGGCATACAGATTCACAACACCTACAATAAGCGAAGGCCCTGCAGGTGAAGGCCGTCTATTTGGCCGTTACAGACTCGTAAGAGGCGTGACAGTCTTGAAGATAGATGGAGAATACTACGAGATACGTTTTCCATCCTCAGAAGAAGTAGAGGCTGCCGAGGAAGCATACATCGGAGGATATTCCTACGAAGTAAGCGAAGGAGAAAAAGCCAGCCTTGAGGCTGCAGGTTATACAGTGGAGACGGTATGAGACACAGATTAGACCATCCAGAGGACGTTGAAGGTTGCTTTGGGTGCAAGGTTATTGGACTTCAAATGAGTCCAGGAGATGCATCATCTCAGAAGATGGTAAGTAACAAAAAGTGGGACGGTGAGTTAGAAGCCTATCGCGCAGCACGCGCTGATGGTATTCAACCTGCTGGTACAAGTATGAAAAAGATTCAGGAAGCACGTCGTGCCTCTGATGTCATGGGGAAGGCATTTGATGCCAACACTATGGGTGATAGCAAGATAATTCAAAACAAGACAGTAGCAACACTCAAGGAAGTGGGAGTAATATAATGCCAGTAGTAAACGGAAAAGAATATCCATACACCGCTAAGGGTATGGCTATGGCTAAAGCAGCAGCAAAGAAGAAAACAACTAAGAAGGCTGCTAAGAAAAAGACTGCACGCCGTGGATTGTTTGGTGCTAAATAATGGCCGCGCGAAAGAAGAAGATAACAGTTACAACTCCACCAAAAAAGAATGTTATTCCACCAGATTACGATGTAATTATTCCTGGCATGGGATATACAAAGCCAACTATAAAGAATCAACCAAAGAAAATTAAGTGGAAGTAAAATGCCAGTCAAGAAAGCCGCAAAATCTAAAGTAAACGCTGCTGGTAACTACACCAAGCCTGGCATGCGTGCTGCTTTATTTAGAAAGATTAAGGCTGGCTCTAGGGGTGGTGACCCTGGTGAGTGGTCTGCGCGTAAGGCACAACTACTTGCTGTTGAGTATAAGAAGGCTGGCGGAGGATACAGATAATGACTTTGGCTAAGTCTCAGCGGTCACTTAAAAAGTGGACTGCACAGAAGTGGAAAACCTCAGATGGTAAGCCCTCTAAGGGTAAGAAAAGATATTTACCATCTGCTGCTTGGAGTGCATTAAGTCCAGCAGAAAAGGCTGCCACTAATAGAGCCAAGGCTAGAGGTAATGCAAAAGGTAAGCAATTCGTAAAGCAACCTAAATCAATAGCAAAGAAAACAAAGGGTTACAGATGAAAGACTCACGTTTAACACGGGCTGGAGTATCAGGCTTTAACAAGCCTAAGCGTACTCCCAGCCACCCTACTAAGTCACACGTCGTAGTGGCTAAGGTAGGTAGCCAGGTTAAAACCATCCGCTTTGGACAGCAAGGCGTTTCTGGCTCACCTAGAAGAGCAGGAGAATCTGCATCCAGTGCAGCACGGCGTAAGTCTTTCAAAGCAAGACATGCAAAGAATATATCCAGAGGAAAACTAAGTGCCGCATATTGGGCAGATAAGGTGAAATGGTAATGGCAAAAGTTAAAGTGTCGCAAGCGACAATTGATAAAATTAAAGCAATGGGAATGACTAAGGCACTTAAGGGTGCTTCAAAGGCTAGCCCAGAAATGAGAGAAGCACTGACTCGTATGTACGGGGCACGTCGTGTTTCAGCAGCAGGTGGTTCTAGCAAGCCAGCAGCGAAGTCAGCAGATGCTGCTCGTGCCGCTGCTATGAAGCCAAAGGCTACTGGTGGAAAGTATGTTGGTTCTAGATTTGTTGCTAACACACCAGCACCAAAGAAGCCATCCGCATCAGGCGTTGTTTACAAGTCAGCAGATGCTGCTCGTGCAGCAGCAACAAATAAGAAGCCTTCTGTAAGAGTTCCATCTGCTACTGGTTTTGGTGCATACAATATGCCTAACAAGCCAGGAGCAAGGGGTAAGGCAGAAACTATGCCTAACAAGCCTGGAGCAAAAGGCAAGATAGTTAACATGCCTAATAGAAAGCCAGCAACTAATCCAGCGGCTAAAGCAGTAGTTAGCATTTTATCAGGCCAAGGTTTAAGAGCAAACAATGGTATGACTGCAGCACAGGTAGCAGCAGAAAACAAGCGTCGCGCAGCAGCGGTTGCAGCAGCAAAGAAAAAGAAGTAATTCAAACTAAAGGAATCTAATGACAACGACCTATGCCAATTTGGTAGATGAGATTACTCTCAATCTGTCAGGCTATACATTAAGGCAAGACCGTACTACGCATTTGACTGCTGATGTGACCTCTTCTGGTCTATCGCTAAGTCTTGGTAGTGTGACCAATATTGGTAAAGGTGTTGTTGAAATTGATGACGAGTTAATATGGCTAGATACATATGACCGTATTTCATCAGTTGGTAACATCGCTCCTTATGGTCGTGGCTACCACGGTACAACCGCTGCAGCACACACAGCAAACACTAAGGTAACAATCGCTCCTACCTTCCCACGAGCAACTATTAAGAAGGCTATCAATGATACAATTGATGCAGTATTTCCTAATCTATTTGCTATTGGAGTACACACCTTTACTTACAATACAGTTAAGACAACATACTCACTTCCTGCTGAGACAGAAACAATTCTGTATGTATCGTACAAGCCAACAGGACCAACAGAAGAGTGGCTACCTGTAAGAAACTATCGTGCAGACGCATTTGCAAATACGACATCATTTGCAACAGCACAGAGTATTTCAATCTATGACCGCATCGAGTCAGGTCGTACAGTTCAAGTTTATTATACAAAGAAGCCAACTACCCTAACAGCATCTGCATCTAATGCAGTATTTGAGACTGTTACAGGATTACCTTCATCTTGCAAGGATGTCATTGTTTACGGTGCAGCATATCGTCTAGCATCCTTTGTTGACCCAGGTCGACTTAACTACTCATCTGCAGAAGCAGACAATGCAGACACCAAGATTCAATATGGCTCTGGTGCATCTACTGCCCGATTCCTTCTTGCTCTTTATCAGCAACGCCTGAATGAAGAGACCAAGAAACTCCGTGACGTTTACCCAACCCGAATCCACTACACGAGGTACTAAAATATGACAGTCCGCAAATATTCCTCCGTTTCCCAGGAAACCACTCTTACCTCAGCATTAACTTCTAACGCAAGTACTATGGTAGTTGGTTCTGCTACAGCGCTTCTTGGTGGTATCACACTTGCTACTGGTGAAACATTTACAGTAGTTATTGACCCAGATACAGCCCTTGAAGAAATTGTAGATGTAATCCCTCCCAGTGCTTCGGGTAGCAATACACTAACAATTACTCGTGGTACTGGAGTAGATGGCACTAATGCTATTGCCCACTCTGCTGGCGCAAAGGTACGTCACATGGCTATTGGCCGTGACTTCCGCGAGGCTAACAACCACATTGAAAACACAACTACTGCTCACGGGTTAACTCTTGCCAATGTAACTTTGTCAACTGGTACAGGTAATGTATCAACTGCAATGCTCGCATCAAACGCTGTAACTACTGCAAAAATTACTGACGCTAATGTTACAACTGCAAAAATTGCCGATAGTGCAATTACATCAGCCAAGATTGCTGACCTTACAATTGCTACAGGTGATATTGCAGACTCTGCTATTACAAGCGGTAAGATTGCAACTGGTGCTGTAGGCACAACTAAGATTGATGACCTATCAATTACAGAAGGTAAAATTGTTTCAAATGCTGTAACTACAGCCAAGATTGCAGACTCAGCAGTTACCAGTGCTAAAATAGCAGACGGAACAATTGTTGCTGGCGATATTGCAGATGGGGCCATCACCTCAGCCAAGATTCTTGATGGGACTATTGCTACTGGAGATATTGCTGATAGTGCTATTACTTCGGCTAAAATTGCCGATGGCACTATCGTTGCTGCTAATCTAGCAGACGGTGCAGTAACATCTGCCAAGATTCTAAATGATACAATTGTTAACGCAGATATTAACTCTGCTGCTGGTATTGCTTACAGCAAGTTATCTCTTGGCGGTACTATTACCTCTGCTGACTTGGTAGATGGAACTATTGTTAATACTGACATTAACTCATCTGCTGCGATTGCACTTAGCAAGTTGGCAGTAGACCCACTGGCTCGTGCTAACCACACTGGCACTCAGTTGGCCTCTACAGTTTCAGACTTTGATACACAGGTTCGCACATCTCGTTTAGACCAGATGGCAGCACCTACTTCTGGCGTATCTCTTAACAGCCAAAAAATTACAAACCTAGCAAATGCTGTAGACAATGGAGATGCAGTAAGTCTTGGTTATCTTAATAGCCAAAAAGGTGTAAACAACGGTATTGCTTCCCTTGATGGTACTGGTAAGATTCCAACATCTGAACTTCCTTCTATTGCTGTTGCCTCTGTGTATGTAGTAACATCTCAAGCAGAAATGCTTGCTTTGCCATCTGACATTGGTGAGATTGCTATTCGTACAGATGTAAGCAAGTCTTTTATTTTGTCAGCAACTCCAGCATCTACTTTAGCAAACTGGAAAGAACTCCTTACTCCACCTGATGCCGTTTTATCTGTGGATGGAAGCACTGGTGCAGTAAGTCTTTCAGGTTCATACGTCAACCGCACAACTGGTCAGTTGCTTGGCAACCTAGATGCAAACACTCACAAGGTTACTAACCTAGGCGCACCAACATCTAACAACGATGCCGCTACTAAGGTATATGTAGACACAGTTGCTGGTTCTGCTACCGCTGCTGCAGCAAGTGCAACCGCTGCCGAAGCAGCATACGATTCATTTGATGACCGTTACTTAGGTGCTAAGTCATCTGCTCCATCTGTAGACAACGATGGCAATGCACTTATTACTGGTGCTATCTATTGGAACTCAACAACCAATCAGATGTTTGCTTGGACAGGTTCTGCTTGGGGTTCAATCTCATCTACTGCAGATATTTACCGTTTCCGCTTTACAGCAGCAGGCGGAGAAACATCAGAGTCTGGTCCAGATGATAACGGATTAACACTTGCTTATATCCCAGGTAAGGAACAGGTATACCTTAACGGTGTGCTGCTTGCTCGTACATCTGACTACACAGCAAGTAATGGCTCAAGCATTACATCTCTTGCAGCATTAACTGCTGGAGATATTCTAGAAGTAATTACATTTACAGCCTTTGAACTAGCAGACTCAATTGCTCGTTCACTGTTTGACGCAAAGGGCGACCTACTGGTTGCTACTAGCGCAGATACTCCAGGCAAAATTACCGTAGGAACAGATGGACAGTACCTACAGGCTGACTCAAGCACTGCTACTGGACTTAAGTGGTCAACAGTATCTGGTTACTCAGCACCAACACTAGGTTCAACATCTATTGCATCAGGTGCAACAGTAACAACTATTTCAGGTATGACAGACATCGTACTCAACGGTGCTGGCAGTGTCCAAGACGAACTAACGCTCATTCTTATGGGCGCACTCTAAACGAAAGGTAGTAACTAATGGCTACAACAACTAAGCAAATGTTCCGAGGTGCAGCATCGCTGACCTCTGCAACACTCTACACAGTACCATCTTCAACAACTGCTGTTGTCTCAAACATCATTGTGACTAACACATCTGGCTCAGCGCAGACTTTTACACTAAGTCTGAATGGTTCAGCATTGTTTACAACAACAGCAATTGCTGCAAACTCAACAGCAATGTTTGATATCAAGCAGGTACTAGCAACTACTCAGACCATTTCAGGTCTTGCATCAGCAACATCAGTTAACTTCCACATCAGTGGCGTAGAGATTGTCTAAGGAGTAAATTATGGGTTCATCAGTATTTCCTGCCGCTGCTGGCGGGGTTAGAGAGTATGTACAAACATTTAATTCATCTGGAACTTTTACGCTTCCTTCTGGCTACGGCGTAGGTAACCCATTAAATGTTACGGTTATTGTTGTTGGTGGTGGCGGTGGCGGTGGTGGCGGTTGTCGCCGTATTTTTGGAGGTGACTGGAAATACGGTGGTGGCGGTGGCGGCTCTGGTATTGCTCTTTATTTACCAAATCTTTCATTAACCGCTAATCAAACAGTAACTATTGGCGCTGGCGGAGCAGGTGGAGCGGCAAGAACTTCTGATGCTCTTGGTGCGCCAGGTTCTGCAGGAGGAGCAACATCATTTGGCTCATATGTAGCAGAAGGTGGAATAGGTGGTAGCGGTGGCGGTAATCCTAGCCTTGGCGTTCCCTCTGTA